CTTAATGAATACCCAACGCCAGGAATCTCTGGAGCAAGATGCTCAACATATGTCTTGGAAACCAATCCATTTTTGAATAACGCTTCATATATAGGATAGGCAGCATCAGCGTACCCAGTGCCCGCCACATGGGAGCCTGCATCATTCCACTCTACTTCACTCATCTACAGAAAAAGCAATTTTCTTTCCTGCGTTTTCGGCAGCTGATCTTAATTTAGGTAATGGCAGACCGTGAACTTTTGTATATTCAACTCTGTAATTGTACCAACCTTCAACCGCTCGCCAAATGCTTGGGTCGGTAGTATCCGCTAATTCTTGAAGATCTTCCGTTGTTAAGAGAAAACTTAAAACACCCAAAGGCATATACACAACAACATCGTAATTTTCACCTTTGTCTTTTGAATACTTTTCCAATACATCTTGATATTGGCGAACCATGCCTTCAACTGGCGTACCAGAGAAGAAATCAACATTGCCATAAATGTTTCTTTCCCGAGGGCACACATCATCAACTCCAACAAATGCTCCGTAGCTTCTGCAAACTAGCGGTCTAAAACCATAAATAGTACAACCACCTTTATAGAAAGCGCACTTGCGAGTTGTTTCACCTCCAAATTTGAGATCTTTATCATGCATTGCATCTTTTAAGGAATCAGTAACAGACTTAAACCATTCATTAGCATAATCATGACCTTTATCTTCTAAATATAGATAAAATTGCTGGGTCAAATTAAAAGCAATGTTTGCGCATTCCGCCATCGGAATTGTTAATCCAATGGTGCAACAATGACCCGAGCCCAAACATTTATACTTAGTCTTATTCTGATTTGCCTCAATTACCCGAGCCTGATTATATACAATATTCAACTCAGCAAATAAACCTAAATCTTCTGCCGTAATACTTCTTTGCATTATCTACCCATACCTTTCTTTTTCATATCTCGTTGTTTTCTTAATTCACGCTTCCTACGCTCAGCCGCTTGTTGCATAGGAGACTTTGGTTTCTTAGAAGTTACAGCAAGGTTTCTTCCCTTACCTCTAAATTTTAATAAATCATATTTCTTACACCAGTTATACAAACCTTGTGGTGTTATTTCAATGTTGTAAGTTTGTTTTAGTAACTTAACAACATCAGTTAAATTCATTCTCTTCTTGACATAGTGCTCGTACAGCCAAGACTTATCCTTGTACGGCTCAAGAGCCATGAGAAACCGCCATGAGATAATACCAAAGACCAATGCCTACTGCATCAACAATATCATCATCTGCTAAATCTTCATTTGACATATGGAAGTATTCTATCACAATTTGCCGAACACGATCTTTTCTTTCTTTCTTTTTCTTTGCTTCCGTATTCAATTCTATCTTATCATTCTTGGATATATTCTTATACCCAATGCCCCGTTTCCACAAAATTGGGTTAATATCAATTACTTTGAAACAGTAAGTCTGAACAATTCCCCAGGTGTAACCGATTATGTAAGATATAACACGGCTTGTTTGGAAGTTTTGAATGTAAACTGATTGTTCAATTACACAAACAGATGGGTTATGTTCCTTGCATATTTCTTTAATGCCAGAATTAATCTCATTAAATTTAATTGAAATATCATTAGTTTTTGTAAACTTTATTTTACCGCAATCTACTAATTTAAGACCGCTACTAAAATCAATAACTGCCCACCCTAAAGAGTGAGATGACGGGTCTATTGATAACACCTTGCTATCGTTCTTGTGTACAATATTCTTAAGGTTCATTACATACCATCTCGCACTTTGGTCTCATCCCAACCCCAGCCGACTAATCGTTGAACAAACCTTTCTCGTTTGCATTTTTCACAAATCAATTCTTTATTGTATACAGAAAGAACCACAGTGCATGTTTTTGTCTTACAAATTCTTTTTTTGTTTTTATTAGCTTTTTTTTCGTAATAATTTGCTAATAACTTTTTGTTAGTAATAATCTTTCTGCACTCAGCAGAGCAATAAATACTATTATAAACTTTTGCTATAAATTGTTTTGCGCAATCTGGATTGCTACAAATTCTTTTTTCTTCATTAACCACTTTCTCCCCAGCATAAAGCAGCAACATTACAATCAGAACAATGCTTAGATGTTCTCTTGTATGGTCTGTCGGGGATGTCACCGCTTGTGTAACTCCCATAAATAGTTCTATATTTCTTAAATAATTTATCAATATAGTCTTGATCTTTTTTTATAAAAATAGGCAGAATTTCTTGATTATTCTTACATTCATAAATAACAAAACCGCTATCAAGATTTAAACATTCCATATAGATTTGCGCTTGCCTATAGTGCTCATCCTTTGGTTTGTTATGAAGTTTCCTGTAATGAAAGCCCTCGGAGCTAATTGATTTTAATTCAATCAATTTTTCCCCGTACCAATTGATAATACCGTCAGCTGTGCCTTCAATTGGTGGTGATGAATACGATACTGGGATTTCCTCTTGAACAAGGATGCCCATGTCTCTAAAGTATTTATAAATCCTGTCGTGAACTGCATGACCATTATCAAATATACGATAAGTTTGCGGTCTGAAGTCTGGCGTAACGCTCACTCCACTGAACAAATAATTCCAGTACCTCGGGCATTGGTTTGTATAGCTTGGATGAAAACCATTCACTTTTTTAAATTCAGGTTGATTGCGCTCTGCCAACGAATCATCAATTGCTTTGGATAGACTATCTACTAAATCTGCGTCTGAGAACTCCTCAGCAACAATTGCAATCTTTTTTGGTTGTTTAAGCACCTTCAATGATTTCATTAATATCCGCCTTTCCCAGCGAGTTTTAGAGCATTTATGTTTTCCGCTAATGCTTCATACATTGTTTTCCATATGTCATTAACAAATTTGTCTTGATCATTCATAACAGCAGACTTTCTTTTAAAAGCTTGCGATTTTACAATCATTAGTGTTCTATACGCTGCTAATATATTAGCATACTTGACAGCCTGCATTCCTAAATAGTGATCAGGATTTTCAATTATATCTTCAACTATACGAAGACATTCCATGAATTCTTCTGCTTTATCACCCATTTGCTCCAATAGCATCTCTTTATTAATTATGATATCAGCCATATTATTTCTTCCTTAAATCTTCAGTAACAACCATAGCCTGTTTCATTTCATTCTCTTCACGGTAAAGTGCAAGAGCAATAATTGCGTATGATGCAAGGTCTATAAGGGAATCCTCAACGCCTTCATTAACTAATTTACTCCCCTTAGCGGCACTTTGCAGACGAATTACTTTATCATTTGCTCGGATTAATGTACCAACCCAGCCTGGAACGCCCCAGTCAACTGACGCACGAACATTGGCAAGAGGATCACTCGCAGTGCCATAGTCCTGCCCTTTCTTTGTGTGGAGCGCTCGTAGCTCCTCTAAGATCTGAAAGAACATTGGGTTCCCGTACTGATTCATGCTTCTACCTTCTTTCTTTGAATTCCGACCATCCAGAACAATATATACAATCCGATATATCCATCATCATGCCCAATGCCAAAACCAATTGATTTATAACCAGACAACTTGTCACAAAATAAACTATATTTATATTTTTTACTCATACTCGCTTCCTTTCACCAGCTCTTGGAACACTTCCCAGTCTATTATAGCAACCTTTGTCTCGGAGTTCTCACCAAATACAACAGAAATGCATGGATATTTATAATTAGCATTCCATGCATCTTTGCGCATTTTGTTCCAAGCTTTTAATGTAAGAGTAAAAGTTCTTTCGTTATGTTTGTAATCAAGTAAGAATTTATTCAACGAAGCATCGCCCTTTCTTAGACCACGACCAGAGTTCTTTACAGCCTTCGCTTTGTCTCTCTTGATCTCTTCCTGTTCAGTTCTTTTCATAGAAACATCTCAATAAGAAAAAATAAATAAACAATAGCTCCAACAACAACAACAATATTATGCTTTTTCATAGCCATACTCCGACATCACTTCCGTAGACAAGGTTTTCATCCATCCGCCTTTCCCTTTAGCCAAGACTCCAGGTTCTCCAGTGTATTCACATGTTTGCAAAGAAAGACTTTCAAACTTGTTAATTACATCACGCATCGCATAATAATCTTTTGAATTTGAATCTATATAATACCTTAACCCACCAAACTTCTCTTTGACTTGGTAAAGCTTATAATCAGGATCAATAGCAGACAGCTCTCTATGGCAATCAACAATCAGTTGATGCCATCCTTGATTACAATCAATGCTCTGGAAGTACGGCTCAGAAATGTATGACCGAACTTCTTCAATTTCATCTTCTAGGTAACTCACCGCTCTCTCCTTATTTCTTGATCTGTTGGGTCTCTGAAGTTAGGATTTCTAATCAACCAATTATACTCGTCATTAGATACTCTCTGTACAGGGTTCTCCCTTGAGAAGACAATACCAGATCCAGTAATGTAACCAGTGCCATTTTGGAAATATATATATTTGTCCCTATTAATCGCCTCAACTGGCTTAAACATAGATATGCCCACACGCTTAATTAAAGAGTTAAGCATCTTATCACACTGTTTTTGCCAATTATATTCCTTAATAACCGCAGGAGCCTGCTTATAGTAGTAATCACACTGAGCATCAAAATTCTCTACTGCATTCCTCATAAGTTCAACAGTTGAATCAAAATCTGGGAGAATAACATCCCCAGTGTGATAACCAGTGTGCTGTGTCCTGCCCAGTGTTGATTCAATAATATTGTTACCAAGATATTTTTCATACGAACACCACCGACTTGTTGATATTGTTGGCATACCCGTAGCTAAAGCTTGCAGAGGTATTAGCCCAAACCCTTCACCCTCTGTAGGGTAAATTAAAATATCGTGGTCATGGTAAAGTTTAACCATGTCAGGTTGACTCAATGTTTTATGAATCCTTATAATATTTTTACTGGAGGACTCTTCTATCTTAAACAAGTCCATGACGCTCATCTCATTGCTGTCATGATACTTAAGCGTAAGCGTAATATCATCTCTTTCCTTAAACAGAGTGGTAAATGCCTTCTCAACTAAATCCGCCCTCTTACGGGGGCTACCTGAATCAACATGAAGAAACCGAATCTTTCCCCGATTACCTCTTTTAAAAGGTGTCCACATATCATCAATACCTAATTCAAAAATATATGTAGGTGTATCAACACCAGAGTTAGCAACTGCATCTGCAGAGAATTGATTGCCTACCCAGATTTCGTCAAATGACTTCATGGTAGGAATCCACCAATCCCAAGCCCGAGTAGCCTCTAGGTATGTACCATTAATCTTATATTGATGGTCATAATGTTTTTTAAAACCAGGCTGGCGAAAATCTTGACCAGTTACAGGATGATGCCATTCAGGTTCCATGTAAAACATTTGTATCTGAGC